GCCGTGTCGAGAATCTCTTCGACCTTGAGGGTCGCCTTACATGCAAGAAATATAGTTGCCCCGAAACCAACAAGACCAAGTCCAAGAAGGATTTCGGGTTTGAATTTAGTCAAGACAAGGCCACTACGACCTAGAAATCTTGAGAAGAAATGTGCTCCACCTAGATTTAACATAAGTTTTAAACTCCTTTTTAATGTTGTTACGTGTTCTTGTTCAACTTGTGGATAAAATATAACCACAGCGCTTGGAAATGGAGCACTATTCGACTGGTCTCCGAATTTAAGTCGTCCTCGGACAAACCGAATTTCTCCTTTAGTACAGTATTGATGCCACCATGAGGTGTCCGTTCTTGCAGGAACAAGGCACACTACCGTTGCGCCAAGACGAGACGAAGTATATGCTTTACGCACCCAGTCATAAATACCTCGTCCGTATGGCGGGTTCATCCAGCATGTTCCTCTCCAAATTTGTGACAATCCGTCGTCTTCTGGAGAGAAATATTGTTGGCATTTGGTATTTTCTGGTAAAGCACAAACATCCAAATCAAAACTAAACTCTTCATTTAGTTTGTTAAAGAAATCTTGAGGCGTCGCCCATTCGTCCGTCTCACTCGAGAACATCGCCTCGGTGTTCATGGGCAGCTCCTTTTTCGTATAAATCGGGTAATTTTTCTTTTGCGTAGGTAAGAAAAGCGTCCTTTTTCAAAGGGCAACGCCATCCACTTTTGGTAAAGAAAGCGCAAAGAGTATTCCATTTATTGTTCTGTGCAGTAATAACAGCTCGAGCTGTCTTTGGGATAGAGCAATGCTTAGCCCTAATAAGATCGCTAGCTTCTAAAATGAAGTCTAACATCACAGCCCATAAAGTTGTACGCTCACTTGGTGGTCTATCTGTTTCCTCTATTAAAGCGAGGCCATACTTCTCATAGTATTCTTTAGCTTTCATTTTTCTCCTACTTCTCTAGAAATATTGGCCTTGGCAGATTTAAAAGGAATCCCTCCCGTACTCGTCCTACGGAAGAAGTACTCAGATTTGTCCATCCCCAATTTTGATCAGTAAATTCTCCAGTACGGCCAATTAAGTTATTCAGATCAGCGACGGTAACCGCGCCATATTTTCCTAGAATTTCAAGAAGTCCGGATTGCACACGATCAGCATCAGCCTTAGCCTGGCCAAGATGCGGAGGATCAGTGGGAAGTTGTCTTCCGTCAAAGATTAGATTGTCAAACACCAACACATCACTTCTCTGTTGAGGAATAGTTGTTGGCCTTGGATTAACAAAATATCCACCATACTGAACCACTGGTCTGTTTTGTTCTTGGCCTCGGTTTCTATTGACGCCTTTCTCACCAAACACCCAACTCTCTACTCCTCCCTTCACCGTATCGACGAATAGGTTTTGAATGGTTGGAACTAAGACACTGAGTAAAATATAATTCCAGGCAATTTTGAGGCTTCCACCGAAAAAAGTAGAAGCAAAACGAGCACCAAGAGTTTTCTTTTTCTGCACAATAGAGCCTTTAATAACCTTTTCGAGCTTTTGTTTAGGCTCTTGTGCCTCTTTCTTTTTTTGATTATATGAGTTACCGGGAAAGCGAGCATCAATCGCTATATCTTTTACTAATTTTTCACCATTATCGTCCATTCATGTTCTCCCTTACAAAAATATAAAAGGAGACTACGTTTCCATAATCTCCTTTTAGGTTCTTTATTTCTTAGAGTTTTCTTTGCTTTTGTCGTAGATGTCTTTTACTCCGTCAGTCGTGTCCATAAGAGTCTTAGCCGAAACTGTTCCAGCAGCAGCCGTCAATCCAAGCAAACCAAGCCAGCCGAGAAATTTTACAATTTTCCCGCCAGGCATATTTTGCCGTACTGAATGGCTTACATCTGCACCAACTAGGCCAACTCCAATAGCCGCAGCTAACCCAAGTCCAAGTTTCACCTTATCAAACTTAGTCATACCAATCTCCTTTCAAATATAGTTCCATTATAACCGCTGTTTATTTCGCGATTAATGCCAAGATCTATGGTCCTCGTTAACAGATTCCATTCCGTCATACTCCTCAATATGCCAATTAATTCCATCAGGAATTTCAACAATCTTTAACGTTGAATATGACGTGTTTGCCTTTTTACCAAGTTGCTCAACAACTTGAACAAGAATAGGATCACTGCGAGATATGAAATCGGCATTAAAGCCGTCCCTAGAAGTACCTTTAAGCTGACAATATAATTCCGCGGCCTCATCAGACAAACCAAAACCGCCAAATTGACGGTTAATGACAATTTTCATTTTGCTCCCCTTTCAAAAAAGCAAAGACGCCATGTAAATATACACAGCGTCTAAGTTAGAACCGCCCTCAGTCAATTACTCCTCGACAAAGGGGTCGGTTTCGGTTTCGGAATCCTTCTTGTTTTTGAAGAATGCGGCAACCAAGTCAAGCAGCGCTGCTCCAGCAACGCCAAGAGCCATTCCAACTCCCAGCTTATGCTTCGCAACGAATGTCTTGATCTTGCCAACCGGTTTCTCCGTGACAGAAGCTTCCACAACAACCTGATCCTTACCCATTTTCCAAGTCTCCTTTTCTTTATTTAGTACTGATTCCATTATAAGCATTGTAATTCTCGCGAAAAGGTAAGGCTACGTTTCCGTAGCCAAGCCTTTAGTCTTCTTCAGTTGAGTCCTCTTCCAACCATTCTTCGAATGCTTCTGATAATCCCATCACTTCGATTGCGCGTTTTGCTTTCTCGACAACAACCTCGTTCGATGCCTTTGTCAATTGAAAGAACATCATAGCATAACCATAACCTAATATGGATTCTGCTTCGTCATCACCTTCAATAGACTCCACTACATCTGTTAACGCGTTTGCCAAAACCTCAGATTCGTTCATCGCCTTGTAAAAATCAGTAACATTTGTCCTCAGATTTCCCATAGTACCCTCCTAAATATTATTTCCATTATAAGCATTGTAATTCTCGCGATTAGTAGAGATCTTTATAGTTGGCTTTTGGCGCAATAAAGAACTTTACTACGAGACACGGCTGTTCATCCGTAGACAGCATAGAGCTAAACACTAAATCCAAAGGATAATCTCTGTTCCAGCCACAATCACTACCCATCGGGATAATAGGTAGTCCTATTTCATAATAAAAATCATTTAGAGAGGGATATGCGTCACCATTACACTCTTTTACAAGACGGTTCTCTGCCTTCCGTATCTTGTCAATATCTCCTTTGAAATATCGCCCAGAATAGTCATCATAACATAGCATGTCTCCACCACCAGTTATAATGACTTGACTGCTCTCAACCGGATTTTTTGTGAGATGATCTTGAGCAATATCGTCGTGTATTTTCTGTGTCTTTGCTTCGCCAATTGTCTCGACTACTTTATTCTCGAATTCTTTGAGACTGGCCTCAGCTATGCCGTACACACTGGCCAATGCAGCGTTACGTTGGAGGTTTATCGAATTGGCGCCCACCCCACAGGCAATAGTAGCAAAAGCCATGGCCGCGGTCGGAATATAGCAGCGCCATACAAGTTTTATCACTTCTCGTTTAGTTAAGGGGTCTATTGCGCCGTTTTCACTTTCTCTTTCTCTACGGTCTCTGTCTTGCTCGAGAATATAAAGCGCTTTAGGCGTCGCCTCTATTCCGAGAATTACCGTAGTAATTACTCCGGCGCCCATTAAGAAAGTTAGGATTGTTGGGGAGTTTCGAGCAAGTCCTCCCCATAGGTGTCTACTTACAGTAGTGAGCCCGGTCATGTTCATTGGTACTCCTTTCAAATATTTCCATTTTATTCCTTTCCTTTCTTAAAGAGATCAAAGGCAATACTTCTAAGCCGTTCACTCTCCCTTTTTGGGTTTTTTTTGAAGGGTATAGCGCTTGCTACAATTCCGCTATGTTTTTCCAGAAGTTCATTAACTATGGCGACAGGAATGTACGGATAAACCGTATCGGGCTCGTCGGTCGGATCCTCGGCATACGGGGTAAGCAGAGGGTCTATCGCGCTCGGATAGCCGAGTTCAACAGCCTCATACTTCTCGGCGTTCGCGACCCTCGGGTCGGAATATAGACCATCGCCAATTTGCATTGATACGCTGAAGTTATCGCCGCAAATAATACGTGGGAGTCTGAAAAACTCCCGAGGAGAGAGTCCTTCTGGGCGGTGAGCATAGATGAAGTCGTGCACCCAATCGTTTTTGGTTTCCATTTTTTCTCCTTTCAAATATAGAAACTTACTTTACGAGAATATTCTTCCATTTCTTGTATGCGTCAAGATAGCCTTCGGCTGCATTGCCATTCCACGTAAACTCGTAGTACATGCCATCAGAAATGTTTGTACTAAGAAGAGCTTTGTTGTTCTGAAGAACTTTGACCTGCCACACGACAAATACATTTTCCTCTGTTATTTTCCCGTTTTTATCCGTGGAGTCAGCCTGAGAATTGAAGTAGTTAACCACTGCCAGGATAGCCATGTTTCTAAAAACCTTTTCGTCCATTTTATTTCTTTCCTTTCAAATATAAACTAGTCTACGATATGTGCAAGAATCTTTGCAACTTCTTCGACACTCTTGTCCTCAGTTATAGCCATATCGTATCTGCCACTGATTTCCAAAGCTATAAAATCATTGTGATCTCTTACAACACGACGAGCAATCTCTATAGGATAATCCCCCCGTGCTAATGCTCGTGCCATAGTAGTTCCTTGCGGAATATCGAGCCACACTACATATGCCGGAGTTGTCAAAGATAAAACGCCATAGGGATTGAGAACTACTACTTTTTTTCCTTCTTTCTCGTAATCCTCTTTAGCAGAACCATATGAGCAAGATCCAAATTCCGCAGTATATGAGGTAATTTCAGCAAAGAACCCCGTGGCCTCGAGTTCTTTGAACTCTCTTGGAGTAAGAAAGTGGTAATCCTGTCCCTCTTGTTCCCCAGGACGTCTTTCTCTGGTCGTATAGGTTACAATCCTGGTATAACCGTATGCGTCCTCGAGCATTTTAGCCACCGCGGTTTTCCCAGAGGCAATTCCGCCAACAAGAACCAAGATTTTTCTTACCTTTGTCTCAATAGGATAAGTCATGTGTCCTCCTTATCGATCAACGCCATTATTTGAGGCAATAGTGCCGTTCTTATTTCTTTATGTACCTCTTCGTTTGCAAGCTCATGCGTCCATATAGGACGGCCCAAAGCTTTCTCACAGGCTTCGTGAATCAGATCAAACTCTCCACTTGGTAAAAGCATAAACCCGGTATACGCGCTAATAAGAATTGCCTCTTGCTTTGTCATACTATTCCTTTCGCTTCTGCAAATTTTCGTCCGAATGCACATTGAGATTCACAATTTACGCAGTCCTTCCCATAAGAAAGTCGTCCCATACTGCATAGATGTTTGAGGAGTTTAGTTGCAGACATTCCCTCTGCTGTTGGCCATGGATACCGTTCTTGCTCATCTGAGTTTGCCTCTGTTAGAGAAACTTTAAACGACTTAGTTATATGGCGAAGTAAATCTCTACTCATTTTGCTCCTTTCTTAACTATTTTTTACTAAGTATTTGATCACGAGATAGATAAGCCAAAGCCCGCCAGTGATAAGTGTCATAAAAACATGAAACAATACCCGCATTTTTTCTCCTTTCAAATATAAAAAGAAGAGGCTACGTTTCCGTAACCACCTCTTTATTCCTATAGATCAGCCTCTCGATTGAACTCTGCCGGATCCATTTCTGTTGCATTTTCCTCGACTCGCTCGATATAAGCATCCATTACTGTACCAAGTACCACTGTTATTCTGTTCATAAGCCAAGTACTAACTTTTTTGTTAGTGCTCAGCAATGTCAGAATGCAAGAAGCCACCACGAGTGCATAAGTAATGCTGATAAACAGCACGAGTGCCAGATAAACCATCTCCATGAATTCCATAATAGTCTCCTTTCAATTTAGACCTATTAGTTCCATTATAGAGAGTGTAATTCTCGCGATAAAAAGATTAAGGGCTTTTCAGCCCTTAGCATACTTAACCCTTAATCTTAAGTTCGAGATCCTCTTCACGTTTGTCAAACCAATGACCCACGGCTCTGAATATGAGCCTTAATCCTCTGATACCTACTTTCAAAACAAAGAGTATCAGAGCAGTCCAGCCAATAATGATCAATAACCACATGTCTATTGTTCTCCTTTCTTTATGATGATCTCCATTATAAGCATTGTAATTCCCGCGAAAAAAGAGGCCTTGTTAGGCCCCCCAATTTTTAGACCTTTTCTTTGGAAGTTTCTTGTTCAATCGTAAACTCTTCAACCAATCTACCAAGCTGAATCGCTTTATTTACCATTTTGATGAGCCGTACTTTTTCCCTGGTATACTCTATGATACAATATACTTGTACTGCAAACATTATTGCAACTACCACTTTGATAATGACCAAACTGGTAATTGAAATAAGTGCCGCGTTTCCAAGCATTGATAATATGAAATACACCAAAACAGTCACAAGCCCAGTAATAAGTTTTACACGTTCTTTCAGCATTCCGGTAGTCGCCGTTTTAAGTTCCTCCATTTTCAAGCCCTCCTAAATATTATTTCCATTATAGAGAGTGTATTTCCCGCGAAAAAATATACGAAAGGATTTTGTAGGCTCCGACCCTACGTCTCCGTCGCAATAACGGCGCTCTAACCATTGAGCTATTAGGACAGCTAATATACAGCAACCCATATACCTCTATCGGGTAAACTCCCAATCCTTTCACTATAGAGAGTGTAATTCCCGCGAGGCTTATTTATATAAAATACCCACCGGGGAAATTTTCGCAAAAAGAAAGAGCCCTTGCGGGGGCTCAGTCTTTTATTAGATCGGCATAGCCATATAGATTCCCATATCGGTCCAATACAGCACCAAGATTAAACTCGGGGCAGGCCTCTTGTTTGACCTCCGCTACGGTGGCAAACCCTTTCTCTTTTATTTTTCGATTGATGCAACTCACTATTCGAGTTGCAAGGTTCTCCAAATATAGATCGGTTTCCTCCTTAGACGGTCTTTCAATCAGCGAGCCCTTGCTAAAATCTACGCGCTCAATGTTCATCCATATCACCTTCCTTTCATAACAGGAGGTGTTTTTCCCGCGATTGCGAAAAAAGAAAGGCGGTGTTTTAATTCCGCCTTACCTTGAGAGATGCTTCATTTTAGTTGCAGGCCATTTATATCTTTGGTCTTGTGACGAACCCCAAAGCTTTGCTTGATACAACATCGATCTTCTCGAAGTTTAGAATTAACAGAATCCCCAGAAGATTGCAAGCCGCCAGCACCACTGTATCAGGACTAATCCAAGATTTCTTCTTAGCTTGATTAGCCTGTTCCTTCAGTGCAAGCACTGCTGCAACTTCTTCTGGAGTCTCTGCCACTTCCAATAACTCCTCGAGTCTAGTTGTTACCATTTTTTCCAGCTTTTTACGTTCTCGCCATTTGTCAATAATCTTCATGCATCCACTCCTTTCAAAATAGCACCCCTCCACTATAAGGACTGTTATTTTTGCGAGGGCGGTTGATTAGTCTTAACGCTGTCATCTATTTTAAAAGTCAATTGCCGCCTATTAGCAAGTTGTTCTACCGGAATGCTAAGTTCTAGTCTGTACACGTCTTTATCGGGATCGGTAGTATTAACCACAAGAGACCCTTCACCTGGATAGTTAAGGCTACTAAGGCCAAGCAGTAGACCGAGAAAAGCATCCACCGCCACAAGTGTACCAACAACCTCTTCGCCATACGGAAAACCCCAAATTCCCGCCAAAGCGAAATATAACGCACCAAGACCAGGTAGAAAATACTGAGCAATCCATTTCATAACGTCATAGACCTTATTAGTTAATACCATTTAAGCAGTCCTTTCTGTCAATGCCTGACCAGCCGGGCAGTCTTTTTTAGTTGTGTATTTTGGTTTACAAATTGGCAATCTACTAACTTCATTCATAATTTTGGTAGCAGAACCATTAGTTTTTTTACCGAGCATTTCAAGATACGGCAAATATAAATAGTCATTTAGATTCTCATACTCATCTTGAGTAATCCATCCACGCTCAATGTATCTTAGTCCAAGATCTGTAATACGATCGTGTCCAAGTCCTATTAACATTCGTGTTCTAGCGTCTGTTTTTTCTGATTTTCTTAGAATATAAGCCCAAAAACCAGATGATGCCGCTATTGATGCGACTATAGTAAACATTGTTTCAACCCAAGTCATAACTATCTCCTCATACTCTTATTCTCCCCCCATTTACGGGTTATTGTTATTCTTGTTTCCTCCATCCATATTTGCGTGAGGTTATATGCCGCTGCAATTCGTCACGAGCTTTTGCAACTTCACCGTTTTGACCCGCACGTCTTTGCCCATCGACTAAGGCATACACTGCTAATATAACATATACTGTGTCTTCATTTTGTATGTGAAACCCCTTCTCAAGAGTCTCTATACGACTCATAAGTTTTCTAGATCGCCAACCCATACCAAAGGCCCATGCCAAAACTGTTACTAAAGCTACGGCAATTGGCCAATATTTTTCAAACAAGGCACTCGTGTCCATCGAATACTCCTTTCTGGCAACACGGGCATTAATTTCGACTATACACCCGAACTATCGGTATATGCTTTCCAAAGAATATCAACTTTTTGCTCAAATGATAATTCACCAGGAGTCCCGCCGCCAGTACCTGCTTCTTGTTTAAGGAATTTCGATATCATCCACCCAAGGCGCTCCTCATACTCAATTTCGGTCCAAATTCCATCTCGTTGGCGTTGCTCTACTTCAGTTCCAATAGGAATATTAGCCAAAATAACGGCTTTATTGTTCGGCCTAGCTCTCATACGTACAGAATTTCCAGACTCAGCAACTACTGTAGCTTTTCCAAGTGGTTCCATAGGCACCTCCTCATTATCATAGTCTATATAACTAAGTCTTCCACCATAGCGCCACACGCCAATTTTAGTATCGACAGCAATACCGTTTACAGTAGATGAGCTTGTACAATGCGTAATTCTCAGAGGAGAAACTTGGATAACCACACCAACATGATAATAATCTTTCTGATCAGGATGATCTTTATACGCTTCTGGAAGATTCCATCCTTTTTGTCCAGGTAAATATGCCTTATACACAATAGTTCCAAGTTCCATTTTGAAGTCCGAGTCAACACTTTGCATCGCGTTACGTGCCGCATAGTTAGAGCCATGCGTACCCGACCAAACTCCTCCAGAATATCGTATTGCACCTATTGGGAGGCCAATGCAATCGCACTTACCATCACGACCATCATGACCTAGCTCGTATGTGGGCTTCGCATCCACTATGCGCTGTACGTTGTCTAAGAAAGTTTGTAATTTTATTAACATTTTTCCTCCTTTATCTGTCACGCAAACAGCATCGGCACATCCAATAAAGCCCGTTTATAAATCAGCTCATGCCCAGCCACAGTCGGGTGGATTTGATCAGTCATGAAGTACGCTGCATTCTGCACCAAACCAGCATAGTCGGTGCTGAGAATAATGTTGGCATCGATATATAGTTCTCCGCTTGCCCGAATCCAAGCATTCATATCATCGAATATGGCTGCGCTGCCACCCGTGGTATTGGCACAAACGGTAATAAGGATGGGGATGCTCCCCGCTGTTTTAATCGCCGCTATAATGCCTTGTATGTTGCTGACCCATGTTGCATAGACAGTGTCATTCATGCCAACATTCACGATAGTGTATGTCGGGTTGCACACAGTAAACAAATAGGCCGCCGCTCCAGTTAGCCAACTCAGCACCCCCCCGCTGTTTGCTCCGCCCTGTCCGTTGATAAAGCAATCCCAAAACAGGCGGCTTTTTATCAGGTATGCAAACCGGTTGTCACTGTTATCAAGTGAATTACCCTCAATATAACTGTCGCCGATAATCAGGCACCGGGTGTCCTTATTTTGAGTGGAATAGCAGACAGCGCTGATAACGCTTCCTGGTGCGCTGTTGAACGTGTATGTGTACTCCCTGATGCCCCAGGCAGACCCTGCGTCACGGGTGGACACGGACAACTCATCAGTATCGAGCGTATACATATCTGTGATTCTAATGATAGATGTTTTATAATCTTCCTTTACCAACTCTGCGCAATACTCGTGATTCGCCGCGAAAGCGAACGAAACGGTCTTATCTTCAAGCAGCACCGTTGTACCCGCCCAATAAAAACCTATCTTGTTGTTCGCAAAGTCTACAAATGCTGTTTGCCCTACTTCGTTTACCGGATTTTTCTTTAGCAGCAGCATTGTTCCGGTCAGCGTTGAAGGCTGTACCTTAATCGTCAGCACGTCGGAATCCATGACATTGTAAATATTACTTGCCAGTTCAACACCATAATACTTTTTCTGTGCGATCATGCTGGTAATAACATCAAGTTCATTATCAATATCATTAATATCGCTCTGGGATTGTTCCATGTCGATTGCAAGGTGAGTCTTGCACTCCGCACCCAAAGCAATGCCATAATCGTTGAAATCGAAAACTGCGATTGGGTCAACGTCAAAGGCCTCAGCGCACGTATAAGACCCAGCGGTGCCGCCAAAAAGCAACAGTTGAGTGTAAAGTCGTATCCCAATATAATCGCCAGCTAAAATATCTTCATCATAGGTAAAATCAACGCCGTTGACATATTCGGTTTCCGTGCTTATAAGGTACACTGTAAACGTGCCAATCACTTCAAAAGTGTTTCCCGTTCTTCGCCCAATAAAAAATCTCGTATTTGTCGGTGTCGCATCATGCGATTGTTTCAAATATAATTTTGTCAGCCTTCCATTACTTGCAAAAGGAACCCCATTGAACCGGACAACAGGAGTTCCGGAGCCGTTAATAATGCTACCCATGTCAGTATGGTCTATTTGACCGCCGACAAAGTTACCACTACTCAATGCAGAAGTCTCTTTAATAATATTAATAATATCAGTTTTGCATTTAGCAAGATCAACAGACTGTTGATCTTCACATTCCGCGCCAATCGAAATGCCGACAGGTTCGGCGCCAAACACCAACGAAGGATCGGCCGTATGTTGACCGACAGCCACAAGTTGCCCGTCCGTACCTCCGTAATAGCACCTTACACCTGTGTACTGATACCCGATTATGTAGCTCTCTTCAACATACTCGTCATAGGTAAAATCCACACCGTTGATATATTCGGTTTGTGCGCTTGAAACCACACAGGTAAAAGAATCAATAACGGTAATATTTTCACCCGCCTGCAAGCCAATTATAAACTGAGTGTTTGTGGCCTCACTGCTTGTCTTGAAATAAAGTTTGGTTAGTTTACCGCGATTGGTGAAAGGTTTTGCGCTATACCTCGTGATGAATGAACCGGAGGCGTAAACCAGTGAGGACATTTCCGTGAAATCGATTGACCCGCCATAAAATACGCCAGTTTTAAGGGTCGCCTGGTACACCCCACCAGCGACAAATGCTGCACCGGAATAATAGCACCAATAACCATCGTTCAGTGTGATATAGATTTTGGAATGGTCGGGGTCTGCGGCGTTCAATGCAGCCAAATCAGCATAAGTTCCCACAGGACTCGCCACGCCCGCCGCCAGTTGCGCCGCATATCCCTCTGCTAAAATACGAGCCGAATCAGCACTCAAAGCATTAGCGAGTACTTCTGCTACAATAGTATAGAGCCATGAGAAGTCGCCATTGAAAATATCATTGTAGCAGTCTTCTATACTATCATGTATGGCTTGTCGCACATCTCTCCCGTACTTAGCTGCTAATATAAGTGCCAAATTCTGAATAATATTACTCACGTAGTTACCTCCTTCTGTAGAGCGACCTGAAGCCTCTCATTACGGAGGCTAAGAGTAATTAATTTAGTATATTCTTCATATACCAAATTTTCATAAAGAATAATGCGCGACGTTTTTTCACTATTAGAAAATATAATAACTCCTTCTGGAATGGTCATACCCGGGATATCCATCCATAGTATATTATCACTCACCCCACAAAAAATAGTATTAATTTTAGTATTATCATTTAGAGTTATTTCTATCATTAGTTACTCCTTATTCAGCCCATTTCCAATATAAAAGAGTTATGTTTTGCTGCAAAACCTCATCAAACACAGTTGCCGATGACGGAATGACAGATAAACCAGAAACGGATAGCGATGTTGTGCCCACTTGTTGTGCCCATAAATGACTTGCCTGAACAGCCCCCGTTATAAGATTTTCAAAATCTGCATTTAAAGCGCTAAGTAACCCCATTACAGATAAATCACCTTCAAACACGGCATCGCCAAGAACCTTGAGAATAGTGGCGGTTATAGTAAGTAAATCTTTGCCCTCAGTAATATGTTTATACGCTTGACCAATAGCACCCCCGCTCTTTCCGCCAGAAACCTTACCGACAGCAGAACTTATTCCTTGACCAGATGTTAACTGAACAGCCGGAGCACTTGAGAACTCGCCAAGAGTAAGTGTTGTATTCTCAATATTCTCGAAGTCATACTCAATTGAAAGACAAGTCAATTCAACATCAATATCGTGTGGAGGAGAGATAGCCCTATACTTATAACCAACCATAAACCGATCAAGTGTTGCGTTAAAAAAGTGAAGATCTATCGCTTTAATCTCTAGATTAATCTCTGGTTCCTTATAAACTCTAGCAAAATATGTTTCTGCAGCGGCTTTAAGTGCTGCCGCATCCTTAATACCTGCAAAATTTTCAGTCTGAACAATTCGCCCATATTTTGCTATGCCATCCAGATTCTCAAGTAATTTACTTCCGCCATTCACCGACTCAATTGTAAGAGGCCACGCTGGATCACCCTCTACTGCAGGTTCTACAGCATCTCCTGTTGGTAAAAATACGGTAAACAACTCTGATCCTGGACGACTTTGGTTCATATCAAGCAAATTAACAGCAAACTCAAGAGTTTGAGAACTTGTTACGCCATAATCTTTAAGATAATCCAAATATGTTACATTTTCTATCGTACGTGTACGTAGAAAACCTCCATACTTCTGAAGTAAGTCGGTATCTATTGTGGCACGAGTATCTCGATATGATGCGTTCTCAAATAATGCAACAGTCTCTGCGTCATCAATCGTAACCGTACCAAGTACGAAGCGTTTTTCTGCTTCTACCTGTAGATTATGCTCTATCAATAAGGAGGCAAAATATGTAGCGACCGTACGCTCTTCGCTACGTGGAGGCTGTAAACTATCTAGTAAATATGACAGATTGCCTTCACAATGCACGGTCTTTTGCTTATAGAAATCTATGTCCCAATTAAGAACGCGGCCATTAAATATCTCAACCTCGTCCATATAGACATAAATTTTAGTTACAAGTTCTTGAAGATAGTCATAAAGGTAGTGGCCGGGTAGCAGAATAAAATCCACCGACCCGGCCTTACCAATTCCAAGAGAAGCAGTTGGTGTTAACACCATAACGCCTTCTGTTTGATACCCTGTAGAATATAACAAACTATTGTCCGCGTAAATGCTATACATTACAAACTACCCCCTCGGTGATCAATAGTAACCGTTCCAATACCAGAAAAGAGTAGCGTATTTACCCCCGGAGCAATTTGTATGCTAGGAACACGACTAACGCCTATTGGAAGAGTATATAAAACACTTTCAAATTCTACAGTTAGTATGGCAGATGCAGTAAATATAGGAACAACACTTTGAGGACTTCCTATAATTTCTACACTTAGAGAATCATCTCCATTTACCACTAAAGCAACAAGAGACTCTTGAATTATACCAGTCTCAAAATCAAAAGGATCCCATTCCCAATCGTCTGCTTCAAGAGACCCTATAAGATCTTTCTTATAGGGAGCAAGAGTATAGTCTATAGTAATTAGTGAGAAATTTCTATCGGATTTCCATTCGTTGATAGCGAATCGCCCTTCATAAAAGAAATCTGGGTCGTCGTCAAGAATAGCGTGCATCGATTGCCCGTGTAGATAGTTTGCTATTTCAGAATATGTATCTTCCCATCTTAGATAGTCGTTGGCAACTATAAACTCAAGACTACCAATACGATTACCAAATATAGGACGTCCTGTGAACAGAGTCGATAGGTCTAAAAGACCGTCTGCTCCAGGAACGTCTATATACTTGGACTTTAATGACGGAGGATTGAACACTGGGCGGGTACTGGGAATTAAATGCCAATCAGTCCAAGTGTTTTTATCACCAAAAGTGATTGAATGCTCTCCTGAATAATCCATCTAATTACCCCCTCCCCGAATATAGTGCGGCTTCGCCTAATGCTCGATCCATTTCGGATTTGATTTGCCCAACAACAACCCCACTGTTCATCACAATCTTCATACGAAGAACCGCGTCACCAAGCCGATCGAGTTTATCTCCCAAAATAGTAAGATCTCTCATTTGACTAAGGCTCTTACCAACAGTCTCAGACCAGTTAACACGTCCAGCAATCTTTTTAGTACTAAGTCCTTTTGTTGGTTTTGTTGATGTAACTTGTGGCGCATCGTCTAGTAAAAGAGACCGTTCAAGAGCACTGAGTTCTTTCATTGTTTTTACTTCTTTTGGGCCAAGGAAATCACTAACCTCTGCAAAATCAATTCCTAATAAATTCTCTAGTACTGTTAACACACCGGTGCTTTCTTTTACTGTTGTTCCAAGATTTTTAGCTAAGTCGGTTACGCCAGTTACTAAAGGACTTGTGTTCAGAATTTTATCAAAAGTATCTTTTTTAACCTCTCTACCCGTTTCCTCTATTCGAGCAAGTCGCGCTTCTTCCTCTTTATTTTTCTTCTCTATAGAATCAATAAACCCAGTTCCAGGTTCGCCACCACCTCCACCGCCACGACGAGTTTTAGAAGGAAGTTTCTTGGTAAATTGTTCAACGAAATCGAGTATTGTTTCATGTTTTGTTTTATTTTTGGCTGAAGGTCTTAAATCAGGAGCAAGATCTCTTAAATAATCAGTCATATATCCTACACCAGCATCAAACATAAGCGATTGGCGATCATACCAATACAGCCCAGTGTCTTTAACCTTATTCGTACGATATTGTGGTTTTACCTTCTTTACTGGGGTTCCAACTTTATCGGGAATCTTAATCTTCGGTCTTAATGCGTCTCCAACAGCAGTACCTAATGCTGTGGCAGCTTTAACAGCTTTATCTCCCTCCGTCTCAATACCATTTACAAGACCATCAACAACCTGTACACCGGTTTTAAATGTTATATCAGATGGCGAATGCACATCGAGAGATGCGTCCAAAGCTGCTCGCATACTATTGCCTAATCTTGTCATAGCGCCAGTGGCTAAATATGCATATTGCGACACGCCATTAGCAATGCCTTGTACAACGTTTCGACCCGTTTCATAAAATTTAGAAACAGTTGAATTAATAACATTAATCCCAATACTAAGAAGATTTTTAATAGACATTGCCAATTGACCACTTCCATTTTGAATTCCTATGGCAAGGTCTGCGTTGAAATCCGTTGACAATACATCAGCAATGTTGCTAAACGTACTTGCCAATAATGCTTTGGCCTCAGGAGACCCCATTGCCGATAACGTGGAAATAGATGTAGCCAAATCGTTAATAGCATTACCTATCAAACTCATTCGTTCAGCATTTAGAGACATCGTACTATACTCGAACGCGGACATTGATTGTCCAAAAGCACTCATTGCACCAGTTAATGCATAGAACTTAGAAGAACCAGAAGAAAAATCATTTCCTGCTTCGGTTAGTTCTACTAAAAACTTAAGAATTGCTCTAGCCACAATAAGAGATGACTCTGCATCTGCCTCAAATGTTCCTACACTAACCCCTGAAAGAGATGTACTTATAGTTTTAATAGAGTTGCCAAAAGTCGTCATATGGTCGGCAAGCGTTTGAGTTTCATCTTCTTTACCAAGAACTATTTGCTCGAATGCAGTATATTTTCCAAGATTTGTAGTTAACTTTTCAGTTACTACTCCATTTAGAAAATCGCCAATAAGGGTTGCGGCACTTATAGCTATTTCGACACTTTTGTCTAATCCTTCTGGATTGACTATCTTCGCCATAGCACTAGATACGTCAGTAATATTTTTAGCAAAATACCCAATATGATCACAAAGGGTTTTAGTTGTGTCTTCTTTACCTAAAAACGTTGTTTGAAAGAAAGTATAATGTCCGAGGTTATTAGTTATTTCTTCTGAATCCAAAGTATTTAAGAATGTTCCAAGTCTAGTTGCAATGGAAATAATAAGAGTAGTTTTTTCATCAAACCCAATAGGATCTGTTATCTTAGTTAAATTAGTATTTAAAGTAACAACAGCATCTCCAAACAGTCGGACGTCATCTCTTAGTTTCTCCATTTTAGTCTTATAGGCCCCAAGAAGTCTACCAACCACATCAAAAGAAGCAATGCTTATTTCGGTATCTTCTGTACCAAGACTTTTTAAGAACGTATTAACTGCTGTTAAAGCGTCAACCGCGCCTTTTGCTGTGGACAAATATTCTGCCGGTTTCTCAATACTATCAACGGCCAAAGACAAACTCACAATTGAATCCTTAAAGACCAAGACATTGTCTCTAACTTTCTGCATTGAGGTTTTATTAATCCCCCAAAAACTATCCCAACCGCTTGCAGATTCTAGATATCTCGTTTCACCCCAGAGATCGTCCAAGAACGTAACAACCGCCCGGATTGCCTCTACAGCAATTTTAGTCGTCCCAATATAGTCCGAGGGTTTCTTAATTGAGTCGACAGCAAGAGATAGAACCACAATAGACCGCCCAAATGCCTGAATATCCCGAGAGAGAGTTTCCATTTCTGTTGGCGCGAAAACATAACTAAGTCTTTCCAGAAATGGCTTTTCAGGTAGCGAATCTGCGAATTTTTGCAGATATCCGGCTGCGGCAATAGCATTTGTCATTCCATCTTCATTTACAGTAAATTTTTCGAAAGCATTAAGCCCCTCGGCAAATGCTACTATTTTTGCAGCGTCTAACGAACCAATAAATGTGCCTATCATTGCACCAATTGATGATGCGGCGCCATTAACAAAATCTTGAAAATCTGGGTTTCTACTTAATTCACCAAAAGCATAAACAACAATGGCCGCAATTGCTAATATGCCAAGAATGGCAAGGAGACCAATACCAACGTCCTTAAGGGACATGGTTCCAAGTAATTTAAATGCTACAGCCATACCAACTAACATGGTTGTCATACCAGCAGTAAATGCTGTAGTCTGTTCCCAACTTACATCTCGTACGCTGCGCAATGCTTCACCTAGTAAATAAATAACAGCCGCCATAGCACCAAGAGATAATATTGCGGCAGTTGCTCCAGCAGCCTGCATACCCTTAGTGGCTTTTAAATATATGTACAACGATGCTACAATTCCACCAAGAACGACCCCCATTTTTTTAAGGTCTTCCCAAGAATATTCGGTTAATGGCTTTAATGCTTCTATAAGAAGGGCTACACCAATGGCCAAACCGATTAATCCACCAATTTTTATAGTACCATCAACACCGGGTATTTTGGTAATGAGCATTAATGCACCTATAGCAAGAGTTAATGCCGCAAAAATACCAACCAATTTCCATAACTGATGTTCTTCGAGAAGTGCTAATGGCGTCAATGCCTTAACAAGAATCCATACACCAATAGCAATACCAACAATAGTTGTCCATTTTCCACCAAAATCTACACCGTTCAAAAGACTTGACAAAATCATGAGCCCAGCGACAAGCCCCCCAACAGCAATAATAGCGGTTGTAAGTCGGTTAACGTCTTCTTCACTTTTTAATCCTGCTAAAAGATCCATCATTTTCTTAATAGCAACGATCATTAATACTATTGAAGCAGATATACCAAGCATACCAAGACCTAGTTTATACCCAGCAGAAAGTGCTGGAATAGCGCCAAGAGCGGCAATGCCCAATAATATTAATGTGATATTACCAACAATCTCAAAAGCATGATCTAACTTTGTTTGATCGAGAAGCGTCAAGAGAGTTATTGCCCCAACAACAGCCACAATAGACCCGGCTATTTTTATCATATTCCTAGTAAAACTAACTAATCCCGAAGGCTTATAGCCAAATCTTAAGAAACCAATAGCCTTAGTTATTTGATTTATTGTTGAGAGAACCTTAATAACACCAAGAGCGCCCGCAACTAAAGCGACCCATCCCCAATTGCCAGAAAACCACTTAGCGAAATCTTTAAAGAAATTGCCAAGAATTTCAAAAAATGTTGATTTTTTCTCTGGACTTCCGCCACTACCCCCGCCAAAGCCTTCAAGAAGTTTATTGTTGTCTTTTCCTGTAAATATAGCAATAACCTTTTCTCTAAAACTCGTCCAAGTTTTCTTTATTAATGCTATTGCATTATCAAAGAAAGTTTTAACTCCTTCTGGAGTAGCAAACTGCATTTTAAGAAGATCCCAGAAAGATTTTCCTTTATCTGCAGCTTTTCCACCAAATAGAGAACGCAACGCCTCATTAAGAGATTTACCCCACTTCTTTATCTTTGCAATAAATGGGGCGAAGAAATCGCTAATGGTTTTAACCCACTTCTTAATGTCTTCGGAAGTTGTCAAATATGTATAAATTCCTTTAGCAAATTCCCAAATACCACTAACAATAGAAGGAATAGCAGCAATGAAATCTTTAAATATAGCAACAGCTTTCTTAAACACATCAGAAGAAATAATTGATTTAAAGAAATCACCAATAGATTTAAAAAACCCTATAAATTCTTCATTATTTTCCAAATTGTTAGCAAAATCGCTAATTGATCCACCAATATCAGAAAAGAAACTAAGAATTCCATCTATAGCAGACCCCGGTAATATAGCGCCTATTACATCGGCGATTGTATTGAATACGGCCTTGACAATTGTCCAACCAATTTTAAGAACACCGAAAAATCCCTCAAATATCTTTGAAATCTGTTCAATTCGAGTTGTTTCCCCATTCATACCAGTCAGCCAATCGACTATGCTTTTCGTAAACGCCTCGATACCTTTAGTTGCATCTGCTAATCCTTCTGCCGTTTGGGGTGGAAATATAGATTGCCATGCAAGTTTAATCGCGCCACTAATAAGAAGTAAAGAGTTGTAAATGTTGACAAATATGCCAATTAAACTTTCTCGACCACCGAAATCCTTCCACCCTTGTAGTAACTCGTTGCGAACTTCAGCACCCGCAGCAAATGTATCCCACAATTTACTAGTGACTCCAGACCAAAGGGCAGTGGCGTCTATGAGATTACCAACAATAATCCCATACGTGCGCATCCAACCAGAACTTACAGCATCCTTAGTTGCATTAATGGCTTCGGTTAATGTCTTTGCCGATTGTGCCGATTTGAAGGCTTTTTCAGCAAGTTCGGAATATTTGCCAGCAAGAGAGTCCATAGCTTCTTTAGCTGTCTTAAATTTTCCTTGTTTTACAAGATCATAAGCAGCATCTGATAATTCGGAAAATAGACCAAAAGCAGTCTCCATAACTTTTTGGTTAGCCCATTTATCCTGCAAAGTATTTTGGAAATTGCCAATGTTAACTTCGCCCTTTTTAATTGTCCCGAGTGCTACACCAGTATCAATAAGTGTCTGTTTAAGTTGCTTACTTCCAACTCCCGCAAGTTCCAAACTTTTCCAGTCAATACTTTGCAAATATCCCATACCATATGACTGATTAAGATTATACATTGCTCGACTAAATTCAGCAGCACCCTTACCCGCATACGCAGTAGCATTTGCAACACCTGTAATTAATGGAATAAGTTTCTCAACATCCCCGCCACTCGAGGTCATTTGCGCGAGAGCAGCAGTCATATCAGTAAAACCATAACTAGTCTCATCTGAAAACCACATCAATTTAGCTAAATATCCGTTTACCTCATCAATAGATTTACCAGTTGAGTTCATGATAGTCTGAACAGAAGCAACCGATTGTTCATACTTGTTAAATCCGGCATTAATTTGATCAAAAGACAATGAACTAACCATTTTCTTTGCTGCATTAATTGCCGCATTAGTAATGTTTTGGAGTGCGGTAACACCAATAATGCCTAAATTAGTAAAGCGTTTAGATATAGTATCAAGAGCCACCTCTATATGACGTAGTGACCCGCCATCAAAAGATAATCCTTTTTTAAGATTATCTAAAGATTTAGTACTTTCTTTAATTCCATTTTCAAATTGCTTGTTGTCAAATGCCATTTGAACAATGCGATTGTCAATACTAGGCATATTACTGTGTCACCTCCTTCCATGCTTCGTTCGCTATCTCGTCAAAAATCGGCTTAAGTGCTGGGTTAATAAAATCACGACCTTGCACATATCCACCAGTGCCCGTCCCATGACCATATTGAAGCAAAATTACAACAACGGCCCCATCGTTAGAACTTGTGTTTGTCCAACGAAGCGTTGTAACAGTACGAGTCCATTCTATTTCAAAATTCCAAGAAGCAGCGGTTTCTCCAGAATCGCTTGGCGTTGCACTAGAAAGAGCCTCTACACCAAGTTGGCCATACTTTTCTAAAATTGTTAAATATTCATGTCTGGACATACGAATAAAAAACTTTTCTAATTTATTAAAATTTCCTTTATGCTTAATTTTTATCATCGACAACTCCTTTATCCTTTGGTCTGCATTTGTTGTCTACGGATAGCATTAAGTGTACGATTACGAGACATTGTGTCACGTTTACTCATTTTCTTTTGCGGTCCATTCTTAATATTGCAAACCTCGATTAGAGTCATTAAGCGATTTAAATGCCACTTTTGGCATTCAAAGGGAATATTTAACGCTATCATCCAATAATAAATTAATTCTGCTGTAACAATTTCTCTTGACCCTCTTCCACCTTTTGATTTGCTAAACCAAGTAGCACTCATGGGTTTTGAAATATACTCATTAACCTCATCAAGTATTTCTTGACTAATAGCCCGATAATTTAACGAAGCTACATTCTGAGTTATTGTCATGCAACGAATATAGTCAATTGATTCCTCAACTGTATGTAATTCCGAAGCAAGAAATGGCTTTTCCCATTTTGACTCCCATTTTGATAAAGAGACGAGAGAATGCTCGATTTGCAAAGTCTGATCTTTAGTGGTTATAAAAGAGGAAGTTTCCTCGTCATAATACTCACACCCAGGAATTGTTATCTGAAGCATTCTCTCACCCCTCTACTTATTGCTCTGGACTCTTTTTAATTTCTACTTTTTTATGATCTTCTGGTTCTATCTTGGGTACAATACCATTAACAAAAGTTGCTGCGGCTTCTGCATTAAAAGCCAATTCCATAAACAAATCAGAGAATGCCTCCGTTTGCTCAAACGCCCTTGTAAGTTCCTCAGATTTGATAAATCGCTTTCCATCGGGAGACTTTTCGCCATACGCACGTAGAATAATATCTTTAAACGATTCAATAATACGTTTTGTATCCTGTTCCGCAACAATCTTCTCAAGCATTTTCCGAAGACCCCCAGTTGTGCCCATCTCCATAGTAAGCGCTTCCGCTTTTGTAATATTAAAATAAAAGTCTTCTGTGCGAGAATTACCGTCAAAATCGGTATAAGTCATAGTTTTCTTTAACATGAGTATAAACTCCTTTCAATTTTGAACAACTAGCGGAGCCCCCATCTCTGAGAGCTCCGCCATAACCTTAAA